TCTACCGTTACGTGCTGCAATCTTCTGAGCTGCTACACGACTGAAGATACCACGCTCACCCGCCTTACTCTCGTACATGTTCTGCATCTCGCCTAAGAAGGATTCAAAGTCTGGCTTCTCAGTGTACGCTACGCTGTTGTTAGCAAGCCTACGGTGGCCTTCATGTCTCCACCAGTCTCCTGACTTAGCCTTCGCCATACGTGGATCAGACAGGTTAGAGAGGCTGATTAGAGCTGATCTACGCACACCACCTACCACTACAATGTCAGCTATCTTACACACTACATCGTGGCACTCAATGCTCGTTAGCTTACGTCCTGCGGCCTTCTGGAATATCTCTACACAGAAGTTGAACAGGTCTACCAGAGGCTCAGGCCCTGAAGCTCTACCGCCAAAGGTCTTGAGTCTAGCTCCTGCTGGTCGTATGCGGCTTATGTCCCACGTAGGTATCTTACCAGCATACAGCATAGCTATCAGCTCACGGAATGCAGAGGCCCAGCCTATCTTGCTGTCACTAACAACAATAACACTGTCAGTCTTGTGGAAGGTCTCTGCAACCTCTGGTAGCTTGGTAATGAAGTTGCGCTCTACGCTGAAGCCTACGCCTGTGCCACACATCAGCACGTACATTAGCTCGTCAAAGCTACGTGGTGAGTCAATGGCTAAGTAACTACAATTAAATCCAGCTACGTTATCCTTTGCCAGTGCATCTCCTGCTGTCATCATACAGCGCATGCTAGGCATGACTTCCATGTTGTGTATAGCATTAAACAAATCTAAAGCTGTTGTTTCATCTATCTGTCCACGGTCTTTCCAGAAGTCTACGTACCTATTGACTGTTTCATGCCAAGTCTCTCTGCGTTTTTGTTCGGGCAGCCAACGTGCGTAGCGGCTCTTGTGTATAAACTGTTGGTACTGATCCATTATTATTCCTCATCTAGTGGTATGTGGTAGGAGCATGCTTTTAAGAAGTAATCAAACTGCTCTCTCATATCGTGCAACGTTTGCTCATCGCTATACAGTGTGTAGACTATCTTGACTGCTGGGCATACGCGTTCTGCTTCTCCAAACTTAGGGTAGTGTATAAACTCAAACACTGGTTGTCTGTCCATCAGCTGTTCTCCTCTGTCACCATTGAAGTTAGCTTCTGTAAGTACCAGTTAGCTTTCTGTAGGTCTTCTACCTGCTTACCTTTGTAGTCATAGCGCCACAAATACTTCATGCAGTTGCCCTTGAGGTAGCCTTTGAATGCCACTGAAGACATAGACTCTTCAATAGCTTCAATACACTCTATGTTGCCAGTGTTGTAGTGGTCAGGGTTGTTGACTACATCTTCTACTTCATTATCCCAACTACTGTGTGCTGCTTCTTCTTCCCAAAGCTCTGAGTCTTCATCGTGAGCTGCCTTCATCCATGCCTCTAGTCCTGTCTTCTCAATAGCGGGTGCTTTCTTTCTCAAGGCATCCCACTGTGCTGGTGTTGCGTCATTAAGTCTCATCATCAAAGTCCTCTGCTATTCTGTCAAAGTTTCTAATTATCCTACGTTCAAATGCTTCCACTAAGTCAGTCGGTGTTATAGACAACAGCTCACACAGTAGCTCCTCATCTAACTGTAACACCATCTTTTCCTTTAGTTCCTCCAGTGTCATAGCCATTATACTTTCTTCCTTTTGATGTACCGTGTCATCTCCTTGGCTGTCTCTACAGTGTAGTGCTGGAACCTTTCCTTCTCACACCACTCCCCCATCGTTATCTTACCGCCCTTGCGTACCTTCTTGTTAGGGTTTGACAACACAAAGATTAACTCCCACTCTGGCATTGAATCTCTAATGGCTGTGTACTTCTGTGTGTCACCTACCCTGAAGAACCCTTTGCACTCTATCAGTATTGCCTTGTCCTCGTGTACGAAGTCCGGTAGATACTTCTTGTGTACTGTGTACGGTAGATCATACGGTTCAAACTTGTACTGTCCATCTAACTTCTCTGATAAATCCTTCTCAAGTCCTGACCTAAAAGCCCTCTTCATCTGGCATTACCTCCTGTACTTTGGGTTCCTTTACTACGTCTACTAAGTACTTTGGCCCGTAGGAGTAAGCGAAGACCCTCATGTTGGGGTAACAGTGTTCTTTAAACTGACAGTAAGAACACCCCATCGCTAACTTCATGTTGCCTGACTTGCCATCCGGTACGGGCTGGTAACACCACTCCGCTGGCTCTGGCTGCTCTACTAGCTTCTTTACATGCTTCACCCTGTCAACTATGTCGCCCTTCAGTGCTTCGTAAATGGGCGCTTCAGTATCCAAAAGGTCATACTTTAGGTAAGTCAAGTGTCCATTTGCCTTGTCCATTGCAAGCCATCCAAACTCTGTCTGTCCCTCTGAGTGTGCGTAGGCTTTGATCTGATCAATATAACCAAAGGGATCGTCGTATGCCAGTGTACCATCCTTAAACTTCTTGAACCCAAAGCTGCTTGCTGACTTGACATCAGTAACAACACCGTCAATCTTGCAGTCCATGTGACCCACGATTCCTTCAACGTTACATACCTTCTGTTCGTCAGTTACACTGTGGCCAGCCATGCGGGTCAGGAACAGCAACATCTCTTCAATCAAGTGACCGTACATAAACTTGATGTAGGTGTGTGGCTGCAGCTCTTCACCCTCTGTACCGTTAAAGTGATTCCAGAGATACTTGTCGGTGCGGCCGATGTTACTGAGGCGTAGCCTCCGGTTATCCTCTCGCTTCTCCCGACCAAACTCAGTACGCATCAGTTCCTTAACGCTCTCACCAAACTTCTCTATCTCTGCCTCCACATCTACAGATGGGTCAGCGTCCTTGCTTTCCATCAGTGCGTAGATGTCCGCTACTACATTGTCCGTTGTTTTATTAGTACTCATGTATCACTTCCAGTATTAGTTCGTTTGCTATCGGGGGTGGCAACCTGAACCACTCGTTGATATTGTCACATTCCTTTGCTAGTCTTACATGTGCAGCAGACTCCGCTGCTCTCCTGTCATCTACCTCGTAGGAATAAACCAAGATGTAGTCCCTGAAGGGTGAGGATGTTTGATAACTCTTAAGCCTGTCCTCTGAGTCTACCGCCATCCCTACCTTGACCCACTCAGGCCACGCCGGGTTAGTGAGGACGTACACCTCGCCTTGTGTGCTGTCCTGAAAGTTCTCTAAGGAACTAAAGGCTGCTTCCTCAAACCCTTTGTAACGTCCCGGTTTGTACAGCGGATGTGTCTTAGGTACATACTTGCCGTTGACATACATCCTGTTAGGGTTATGACGCGGGTTAGTCTTTGCGTTGTATTTTGTATTCCAACATATCTTACATACTCTCTCGTCCTTCTTCACTAAAGAAGGCACCCAGTTCTCTTCAGTTAATACAACACCGCATGACTTACAGCAGGCTTCAGTGTGTGTCTGCCCAGCTGGTTCCGATTTTGTAATCTCCTGCGAGAGGGCAGTTGAGTCCGTAGTGGAGTCCTGCAGCTTCAACACAGCTTGCTGCCAGTCCTCCGAAAACCTCTGCTTTCTCTTGTCTGACTTCTGTCTGGATTTCATCGTGGATGTTCCCTAAAAAGTTAAAGTCTATACCCCATAGTATAGCATATTCGTGCAGTAAACACAAGGCTTTCTTCATAACGATAGCCCCGGCTGACTGCAGTAAGCTATTCAATGCAGCGTGTTCTGATCGTATGGCGATCCTTCTTTTATCCAAGCCATAAACATAGCCTCTTGTAGCCGCCATTCCAACTCGTGTTCGTAGGTCTCCAAGAGCTGGCGTATTTGCGAGGAACTTTTCCTTAAGTCGTTGACCGTCCTTTCTAGTTCCACCAACGATGCTTCCGATCTTGGCATCTCCGGCCCCATACAGGAAAGCGTAGATGAAAGTCTTAGCTTGATCTCTAGTGTCAAGGCCCGCAGCCAGCTGATTTGCCGTGTGTATATCTCCGTTGAGTATTTCATTTGTGTAGTCCTCATCATTCATGTAGTGCGCTAACATCCGTAGCTCAAGACCGCTGGCATCCATACCAACTAGCTTGTACCCTTCCTTCACTGTCCACACATCACGACACTGCTTGCCGTAGGGTGAGTAGACTGCAGGAACCTGCCCCATGTTGGGACTGGAGTGCGTCATGCGCCCTGTCACTGCACCGTTGGAGTTAACGTACCCGTGTACTCTACCGTCATCCTCAACCGCATCTAGCCAGCTTTGTACCTGTGCGACACGCTTCTGTATCATCAGGTACTCACCTATCAGGGAAGCCTGTGGTATTCCTTTCACTGTACTCAGCACCGCCTCGTCTACGATGGCTTGTCCTGTCTCAGTAAATTGCTTAGGCTTCCAGCCAAAGTGCTGGAGGTATCGTCCTATCTGCTGTCGTGAACCCAAGTTAAACTCTGGGTAGTCAAGACGACTGAAGGGAGCGACTGCAGTAGTCCACTGATCGCCTAGAAATTTAAGCCCAACAACCGAGTACGTACCATCTTTCTTAGTCTTGGGTGTAATCTCTTTGACAAATGTTGGTAACGGTTTGAAAGTCTGATGCACTTCGTCTTCAAGGTCATTCTTCTTCTCCTTCAGTTCTGCTAGTAATACGAATGCTTTCTCTTGATCTAAGAGCCAGCCTGTTTTAATCTGCTTTGATATAATGCTTTGTACTTGGTGTTCCAAGCTAATGCTTTCAGCTCCAAAATTTGCAAGCTCAAGAAGTAATCTCTTGTACACCAGCACATTAACATTAACGTCTTGCTTGCAATAGTCCACCATATCCTGCGAATAATTATCCCAGTCATCGTGATCTCCTTTAGATTGATTAAGTCTGTCACCCCAGTTACGGAGCGAGTGACCGCCCTCTCTTGATGGGTTAGCCAGTCGTGACATAACTAAAGTATCAGACACCTTGCACTTACTAAAGTCTGTGCCTAGCAGTTCCTCAAGGACAGGTACGTCATAGTCAATGATGTTGTGACCTATGATCTCACACTCTCCAAGACCTGCGATGTAATCGTTGAACGACAGGAGCGTGTCACCTGAGAACGTATGCGTCTCACTGGTATCTAGTTCCGTAGCTACAATTACCCAGACCTTTGTAGGTTTTAAACCGTTGGCTTCAATGTCAAATACAATCTGCTTCATTAGAACTCCGGGTCATCTCCTGTAGGACAGCTAGTCTCAATCATGCGGCCTGACTCCTTGTCGTAGTACAGGTAACAAGCGGGGCCAGTCAGTCCAACAAACCTATTCTTCAATACACGTACCGTGGTGGTGTTGCGTATCTCCGGGTCAGCGTGTTGCTGGTCACGCTCCAAACCTATAACTATGTCGCTAAGTTGCGCGATTGCCGCCGATCCTCTGAGTTCTCCCAAGCTAATCTTACCACCGTCCTCGTGTGCCTTAGCGCCGCTGGGTCTGCGAAGGTGTGATACTAGGAATAGCCCTACACCTGTCTCCTGAACCAGCTTTCGGAGGTTGGTCATAATACTGTCGATAGCCTTACGTTCGTCACCGTTGTCCTGATCGCTGACCACAATACTAAGGTGATCTAGGATGATCCACTTGCAGTCCAGACCTTTAGCCATGTATCGTATACGGCCTAACAGATCGTCCTCGCTTGTGCTACCCCAATGGTCTAACAACTGTAACTTATCTAAACCAAACGTCCTTTCCCAGTAACCACGCTCTTCCTCTATTGATACCCCTGCTCGTACTTCTGGTATGTGAAGTAGCTTGTTAGCCTCCATAGACATAACACCTAACGTAGTCTTAGGTATGTCTTCCTCCAGTGCT